CTTTCCATTGCCATAATAAGAATCTTTTCTTCCTTCACTAGAAAAGGTCTATATCTAATCTTTTTTCCAGTTGAAGGAATCACCAACTCATAAGTCGGTGTAGAAATTTTTGGTAAAGGCATTACAATCCTTGCACGTCAGTAAAATTATTTAGATGGGATATTAGACACTTCTATATGATGAATCATATGCACTGTAAGAACCACCATCAGTATATGCATCAAGAGTAGGTCTAAATTGACTATTCAATAATACACTATTAGCTATATCAAACGCACTTGCACCAGTTCCAGTAGGAAAGAAAGATCCGTAATTGGCAAGAGTTCTATCACCAGGTGTTATAATTCCATTATCTGATTTGCTATTAGAATACCGTGAAGCATTAGCTAAGCTTCCTAATATTCCAGCAACACCTCCTGATACTAGTCCATCCTTATTACCATCACGTCTAGCAGCATAGTCAATAGAATATGATTGTCCTGCAATATAACGTTCAAAATTAAACGAAGCAGTCGCTTTTAATATCTGAGAACCTTCATACGAAACTGTAGTAGCATTTAATGCTATTGGAAACAGTCCAATAAATCTATACTCAATATATCTCTTATAATCTCTTTCAAATTTTACAATTTTAGTGTAATCACATTTATAATCATCAGGATACATCATTCTATAGTAATACCCTTTAACTGCAGGATCAATACCATCAACAAGGGTAGAACCATTAGCAGCAAATTCCATCCAGTGTTCAATAAACTTTAATGCACGATATTCGTCATCAACATAAAAGTCCAAGTCCATCTGGACAAATTGTCTTGTGTGTATCATCCTTTCGGTGACACCAGTGAAATTTCCTACAATATCTGCTGTAGCAAAACTACTTCCTGGTAAGGATGCTCTAGAACAAAGTAGTCCCATTTCATCACCAAGAAATTTTTCATCCATACCTCTTTGTTTAAGATATGATTTCAATAGTGAAGGAAATCCACCAAACTGCAACAAGTAATTAGATGTAAGTGCTACACTTGTTACGACAGGTTTTATATCTGCTATTTTTCTAGGAAAAGGTCTAGGCACTCTAAATATCTTATATGAGATTATTAGTTATTTAGATGTCATACAAGGGAAAATATTCACCGTCACATCCTAAGAAATATAAAGGCGATCCAACAAACATTGTATATCGTTCCTTATGGGAGCGCAAATTTATGGTTTACTGTGATAATAATGAAAATATTTTAGAGTGGGGTAGTGAAGAGATTGTTCTCCCGTATCGTTCACCTGTTGATAATAGAATTCATAGATACTTCCCAGACTTCTATATTAAGTATAAAGACATTAGTGGTAAAATTAAGCGTTCGTTGATTGAAATTAAACCACTAAGACAATGTTCTCCTCCATCAAAACCGAAAAGACAAACAAAGAAATATCTTAACGAAGCATACGAATATGCTAAAAATCAAGCAAAGTGGAAAGCAGCAAGAGAGTTTTGTGAAGACAGAATGTGGGAGTTCAAAGTATTCACTGAAAAAGAATTAGGTATCAAATAATGGCACGAACCATTAAGTCTGGTGGTAAAGTTGGAAGCAAATATTTTTATGTCTATGAAACTGGTGAGGTAACTTCTAGCAGTGATCCCAATATTGAAGTTGGTTCTAATGTATATGATGATGGAATACGTAGAGACCCAAGACCTGCTAAAAATAGACCAACTGATACTGACACGAATAGGAATAGAATTCGTGTTGTAACAAATAATGTAACTGGTGTCAGAGACCCAGATATTGTAATTAACGAACTGATAAAAGTATTGGACAAAGCAGATGCACCAATACCTGGTAAGTTATATGTTTATCGCTATCGTGCAATCACACCTGGTATAAGATATGATAGAAATCCTGTAGTTCAGATGCGTACACCATTAGAAGATGGTTGGATTGCAGAGAACTATCATTGGTTTGGTAAAGGTCAGTCAGTAAGAAGATATCTTGCTAATGAAGTAATGACCGATGGCATTTATGAAATCTATCCATCTGAGTTGAGAGATGTTCTTATGCTCCCTCTAGCAGATTTTGCAATGAGTAGCTAAATACTTAAAAAGTACCATTTACATGGACGACGATTACTCTGTAGCACTAGGAAATGCATTTTCAAATCCCATTCAATATGCTGGTATGGGTGCCGCTGAAATTCTTTCTGGACAATCAAATCTAAATTCTTTCTCTGGGTCTGCTGGTAATCAGGGAACTAATAATTCACCAGAAGTTCTTAGATATCCTTTAAGTAAAATTGAGGCAGCTACAGATTATTTTACCATACAACTCTTTGATTATGAAAGTTCGGATGATGTTTTTGGATTGACTAAAAACGATGGAATTTTAAGTATAGGTGGTGGTAAAGGAGATAAAATAGAAACAGAACTCGGTAATCCTGGTAATGGGGGATCTAAATTAATAACAGGATTACAAACTATAGCATTGCCAATGCCTCAAAATATCTCAGACGCTATGTCTGTTGGATATGCTGAGGATAGTTTAAATCCATTACAAGTTGCTGGTTTAAACCTTGGTATGGGGTTAATTAAAGGTGCAGACGGTAAAGAATTACCAGCTACTGTTGAAAACATATTTACAGAAATGAAAAGGGCTGGGGGAATAAAAGACGATAAAACGATTGATGCATTTAAGTCTGTAGTGACAGCTAAAGCAATCAATCAACTTGGTGCTAATGTAAATCCACAATCAGTTATTACAAGAGCAAGTGGTCAAATTTTACAATCAAATTTAGAACTACTGTTTAATAATGTTAGTTTAAGATCTTTCTCATTTGCTTTTGATTTTGCTCCTAGAAATAGAAATGAATCAGAAATGGTTGCAAGAATTATAAGAACAATAAAAGAAGGGATGTCGGCAAGAAAGGGTGAAAATCCTGCAGTCTTTATCAAATCTCCAAAAATCGCTAAATTGGCATATATGAAAGGAAGTCAAGCACATCCATTTCTAAACAAAATGAAATCTGGATTTATTACTGATATGTCTGTGAATTATACTGGGTCAAATACTTATGCAACGTATAATGATGGAACACCAGTTCATATGAGAATGCAATTTACATTTAAAGAAATGAACCCAATTTATGCTGATGATTATGCCAGCGATGGCGAATTGGGCAATGCAGTCGGAGGAGGAGTTGGTTACTAATGTCTTATTTCAGAGAACTACCTAATATCTTATATCAGTCAAATCTTGAGCATAAAATTTCTTCTAAAGAATATGTTGCAATCAAGAATCTTTTTCGTAGAGTAAAAATTAGAGATTCTGTTCAGGATAAAGCAACTTTATATACTAGGTATACTATTCTTGAAGGTCAACGACCAGACACAGTTGCCGAAACATTTTATGGATCTTCTGAATTAGATTGGATTGTTATATTAACCGCAGATATAACAAGTATTAGAGATCAATGGCCTCTTTCCAATAAAGATCTTTACATTTATGCGGAAGACAAATATGGTACAGAACTGAATGATATTCACCATTATGAAACCCTTGAAGTAAAAGACGCCAACGGTCGTTTGATTCTTCCACCTGGTCAAAGAGTTGATCAAGACTTTTCTATTCCTGCACCTTATGATGCTACCATCATTGGCAATAGTTATGTTGTAAATGGTGCATATGAAAGTGTCAAATACACAGGAACAGGTGATATTAAACCAGTGATTGGTATTTCAAACTTTGTTCATGAAACAATTGAAAATGAAAAGAAGAGGAGAATATTCATACTAAAATCACAATACTTAGGAAGATATCTGGATGAAATGAGAACTATTATGAACTATGGTGAAAGTTCTCAATTCATCAACGAGAAATTAATCAGAACTGAGAACACTAGACTCATCGGTCCATAATAGTTCTAAACTCTTATCAAACACCATTACATATCGGTGTTTTTGAGTTCTGTCTCTCCATTCACCTTCTTCACCTTTAACACTTCCTCTAGAGTGTTTGGTTCCGTCTGCAAAGTAAAAATCTTTCTTTGGTTCTGATAGACCACAGTAACGAAAATTGCAAGCACGATAAATTGTGCCATTGTGATACTCGCTATCAGCATAAGAAATGATTGCTCGGACTTTAGTCTCTTTTCGTAGTCTCTTGATACACCTGGCAACGAACCAGGAAGTAATATTATATTCTGTTTGCTGAGTGTCAGGGCGTATGCAAAGTCGTGATAATTCAAACAACCCCTCTTGTTCATGGCGTTCTAAACCGAAGGCACCTTTTGCAATTTCAGGAACAGGGAGACCTGTAAAAATACAGACTCCCTGAATACCACCAATGTTTAGTGGGCAAAAATCATTGCCTTTGAATAGACCATAATTGTAACCCGACTTAAATCCTTTGGAGATATCTTTCAA